TATCCCTGCGATTTCCGTCATGCGGGTAGGCTATCGGAATAAAATGAGGTCTTTGCTTTATAACCTCTGCGTGTACCGCCGGAGAAGCCTTAGATGCTCGATGACAGTCATAGATATAAAATGTATTGCTATCGTTGTCTATCGCGCACCAGACTACTGCTGTTGGATGATCCCATCCGAAATCAATAGCCGCTATTCTCGGCCAATGATCTTCAAGCTCTATGGGGTCAACCATTAAATCTTCTTCATTTATAGGGAAGATCAATCCAGAGCCAATAGAAGGTCTTCCGTATCTACGCATCTCCCTCTCATGCGGGGAATATGCGGAAAGTATTTGTTCCATAACAGATTCTGATAAGTGACCATCCACACCATTCTTGGTCTTTATCTTCTCTGAGGCGTGGTCCCATGTAGCGTTTGTTAGGGATTGGCCTTTCTTAATATTGTTTATAAACGCCGCGACAGTCTCTGTCATGCCATGTTCCGGCGTAAATGTCATATAGACCATTCCCCTTCGATCTAGAGTTCTAGTTACTGCCTGAGAATACAATTCTCTAGATGGTTCCTCATCAAGCCAGACCACATCTACCGATCTACCCTGCCATTTGTCAACACCCATCTCATAGGCTTTGAAGTGTAAAGATGAGTTCTCCCCGCTAATATGGCGCACTAATGCTACGCTTTTGGCGTTTGGTACACCGGGCTTACGTTCCGTCTTTATTATATTTTTTCTGGGAATCGCCCCGGAGCCAAAGGCTTCAGGGTCATCAGGAGAACCCAATAATTCTGCTTGTACAATATCTCTTGTGGTTTCGTTGGAGACTCCGCCAGCCCAAGCTGTGATTGGCTGGGAAAACCTTCTACCCTTCCACCACTCAGGATATACCCCTGTTAAATGACAGGCCATTTCAGATGCACCACAATAAGACTTTCCTATTCTATTTGCGGCCATGAGCAACCGCTGGTTATTACCAGCGCCTGTTGAATGGAATTCTTCCTGATACGGGTAGGGATCGTAGAAGTCTATTTTGCTGAACCGTTGACGCTTGTTAATCTCCCGAGCTATCTCTACGGCTTTCTCGATATCTTTATTCAGATACTTCAACCCCGTTTGGTTTTGCTATTCTTCTTAGCTAAATAAGCTCTGTACGATCTTTTAGCGGATGCTAATGTTTTATGCACCCCACCGCCAAAACTGTAACCACCCTTTACTTTTCTAATGGGCAATTAAAGTCTCCAGTTCTCGCTGAAGTTCTGCGGTTGATTTGGATTCTACCTGAGAGATTTCCTGTTGAATCCTCTCGGTGGGTTTAAGTCCGGCTCTGTCCAGTATATCTTTTACAGCGCCAAGGCGAACAGATTCGCTCTCGGCATCTTCGGAAAGAGATTTCAGTTGAGACAATGCGCCGGGTACACAGTCAAAGATCATCTTGCGTGTACGCTCATCTATCTCACTAGAGAACCGGTTTTTAAGTTCATAGCCACGTTGCTTGGGAGAACCATATCCCGCCATCTCAGCGGCTTTAGTAGCATTGCCATGCAGGCAATACTGGTCAATAAATGTTTCCTGTTTGTCAGTACGCAAGTAAACCCTCCCTACGCTTCTTCCTATCGTCTTGTTGCAAAAGACCCATCTGTTGCAATTTATTTATATCTGCTGCGGCACCTTGGGTTCTACTTAACATCTTCTCCAGATACTCTCTAGTGCTGGGGCTATACTTAGTCATCTTTTCTGTTGCCCCCGCAATAGCCTCTGTTCGTGCAGGGTCTACAACCATCCCAGATTTTATAGGTGTTTGCTCTATTACAGAAGCGGCTTTAGGAACGCCACCAGCTTCCAATACACCAGCCTTACTATACTTCCCACCTTTAGCTCCTAGCTTAAACGGTGAGGCATCCATAGCGATAAAATCATTTTTAGAGCCTATGTCAAATATTTTTTCCATTAGTTTAGAGCCACTCCCTTGCTTCATCTGGTCATACATTACTGTAAAACCGTCATGGGATTTACCCTTCTTAACAATCATTAATTGGTTTAGATGAGCTAATAACCTATCTTCTGAAAGCGTTAGACCCTTTATTGAAAGATAACCGTCATTGGGATCGTGAATGGAGTTCATTAACTTATCAACTCTTTCTTTAGGCCACTTCGCAGACGCTCTAGCTCTTATGGTGCTTTTAGTTATTGGAACATTTGTTCCGGCAAATGATTTAATTACTTTCTGGAAATCCATAAACTCTGGGTTTTTTTGAGTCCCCCTAAAAGCTGATGCAGTTGTTGGTTGGAAAGGTTTTGCATTAAGAGAAACATTTCCCTTTAACTCCTTCCCAAAACTTTTAGGAATTACTCTGCCTATATGATTGTTAATTACATCGTCAGCTATATTATCCCCCAACTTTAATACTTCTCTTATTGGTACAGCATTAGTTCCTAGCTGGGGAGCGGTCGTCATTCTCTGGGTTGGAAACAGGAAGTCTCCTAATTCCATTTCAAAAGCCTCTCTTCTCTTATCATTAGGCATATACTTCCTAAATATGGAAGATGTGTAAGCTAACTGAGAATGCAACTCGTTTGTAAGCGCTCTGTGAGAAACCTTTTCTCCACTCGCTTTAGAGGTTAAACCCATCTTAGAATACGCCAACTTCTCTGCATTTGGATTCTTTAGGTTTTCTATTAGCCTTCCCATCTCTCTTGCATTAGATGGGCTAATCCCATATTTCTCAAACACTATAGCACTTCTTGGGCTGGCAAGCATTTGCATATAATCTCCAGCGCCCCGGAATAATCCCACTCCCAAATGAGCGGCTTTACCCATTGCTCCGCCCTGATACCAATCTGGTAAATTCTGAGGATGTCCTGCTTGATAACCCTTCGCCCTTCTGGTTATATCTTGGGTTAATGCTATATTCCCTAAATTTGGAGAGAATAGAGATTTTATCATTTTAGGCGTAGCACCCGCTAAACCAACCGCGCCCTTAACGCCTTTGGTTATGGCTCCAAATGGAACAACATTCAGAGGGTCATAGACCAAATCTCCAGCAACAGACATTATCCCAGACTTTATGGGGTTTTCTTCCTGCCATTCTCTATCCAAACCAATCTCGGCCATTACATCCTTAAACCCTAACTGACCCCTCTCTACATCCCTATCTGACAAGCCCTCTACTGTCTTCTCAAGAAGGTATTGTCTAGGAACGTCTATAGTAGAAAGGAACTTGGAAAAGCCGCTAGGCTCCTCCTCCTTTCGCCTACGTTCTTCTTCTTCGAGTGTGAGTAAACTAGCCATATTAGAGTTTTCTTATGTAAGTGATATTGTCCCGATGGTGAGTGTATACAATAAACGTAGACTCCTCGCAAATAAAAAGGGGGCCGCCGGGGGTCGTCACGCGCGCGATCTTTTCTAGCGCGGGGCGGGGCCGAGATGAGAACGATTCTCATTCGCGTTGACACGGTCTGTACTGCTCTGCTCTGGTAAATTCTGAATGCAAACGATTATCATTAGCGTTTGTGGGTAGTTCGTGAAACCGTACGACATAACCCGGGACCGTGCCGGGTGGGTGTGAGTGTGTAGGTAGAATATGGTTTGACAGACTATGAGACTATCTATATAGTTCGGCACTCACCCATTACTATGGATTACACACTATGAATAGAGTGCAGGTTTACTACAACATTAGGCGGGGTGATTATTCGGTCAGGCAGTCCGGCCGTGTAATTGATCACGTTGAGCGAATCGTACTACGCGATGTACGCTTTAACGTGGCACCCGCTGGCCGTGATAAGGTTCGCGCTACTGGTGTTAAAAATGTACACGCTACCGTATCCGGTTATATTATCTCGAACAATAGCGCGCCATGGCATAAGCGTGCTGGATTTCGCCTATTACGCGATGATGTCAGGAATTATGATTTTGCCGCTTACAATCCGTTTAAATATGATCAGTTTGTGAAAATAACCAGTAATGGTTATGATGGATTCTACGCCGACCCTATACAGACTGCCGGTTATGTGGCATTATTACCTAACCGTGAAATCAGAGCATTGGGGGTAAAATGATTTATCTAGCCGGAATAGTTGTAATAATTGTAGTATTCACAATCGCTATAATTGATACGTTAATTAGCGGCGATTCTCACGATGAAACATATAGGAATAATGACGATGAAGACTAAAATAATTGACACTTACGTTATTCGAACCGGTAAATATGCCGGGTGTACTGTTAAAGTGCTCGAACCCGTTAGACCTAAGTATATTGACCGTCTATACGGTAGAGATAAGTTATCAGATGATATATACGGTCGTATTTACCGCGGCGAAACATTAAAAGTCGCGCGGTTTGGATCATGAAACTACTAGACACCAAGGGCGCTAATACTAAATTGCGCAAAAATAACCGCGATGAGACTATTCGAGTCGCGGGTTTGTCTCTCATACCGGATGATCGGGCTTGTCCCATGCGACATATTGCCGGGTGTGCTGAACCATGCCTACGCTATGCTGGCCGCGGTCATATGTCTAGCGTGATAAATGGCCGTCAATCTAAACTAGATTATCTGTACTCTAACCGGGCCGCTTTTATCGCTCAATTAAAGAGCGAGATTTCTAATTTTGAGCGGCTATGCTCAAAAAATGGTGTTATCCCGTACTTACGGTTAAATGTCATATCTGACATAAAATGGGAATCTAAAGCGTACGGTCAGATACCGCAAAACTTCCCTAATGTTAGATTTTTTGACTATACAAAATGTGCCAATAGACTAGGCAATACGCCCGCGAATTATGATCTGATGTTTTCATATTCGCCAGCGCCCGACTATCAGAAACAAGTTAGCATAGCGATAAAATCGGGTGTTCCGATGTCAGTAGTATTTCACGGCCCCATGCCTACTGAATTTATGGGACTCAAGGTTGTAAATGGTGATAATTCAGATATCGAAAACCTAAAGCATAAGAATAAAATAATAGGTCTAAAATATAAGAATGCTCAAGGGCGCGGTATAAACCCGATGGACTCCAAGTTTATAGTTTCAATAGCCGCATAAGTAACTATACAAACAGCCAATAACCTAATGAGCCGCGTTAACGCGCGGCTTTTTTAGGGCCGTTTATAAGTAACCCTTACTCACCCCTTACTTAGCTCTGATTCGACCGTCACATCCCATTTGACGCGCTTGTAAGCGGTCTTTAATTTATGGGTTTGCGGCTTATTAAACTTGTGGCTATGTTTGGCGACATAATTACGCCTTTTTTGCCGGGTTATTTTTTCTTCTGGATTTCCCATAGTGTTGTATTTCTGCAACAGTCTAGACGCACCTGTCAATAGACCGGACTGACCGGGGTTAATTCCTGCTATGCTCTTGTGGCAATCATTGCAAGGGTTAGCATCAGCGTTTATCGAGTGCCATTTTATTTAAACTATGAGGCGGCGAAACCCCACACCATTCGTCAGTTATGCTCGTTTACCGGTCCGTCTTTAGAC